ATGAAAATAGAAATAAAACTTATTACAACCCGAAAGGAAACTGCGGAGGGGTTTCCGTTAATTGTCGAAGTAGCTCACCAAAATGTTAGAAGAACAAAAACTTTGGCTTTTTGTATGGAAAAGCATTTTGTGAAAGATGGCAGTACTATTTCTCAAAAACACCCTGATTATGATTTACTAGCTCCGATTTTAATGAATCTTAAAATTAAAGCCCGTAAGATCATAATGAACAGGTGTAAAAATGTTGATGATGCTTTTGAGGAGCTGTTTGCGGTTGATTTTTCGGGAATTGGATTCATTGAATATGCAAACAAGCTTATTGCTGAAATGAAGCAAACGGCTGATATGATGAAAAAGTTTGATGAAAAAGGTGCAAATAAAATCTTAGGAAATGTAAAAGTGTATCAGAATGTTGTGGCGCAATTTGAAAATTTTGCTAAAAATACGACTTTGCAAAATTTGGATTATGAAACAATTGCCAGGTTTAAAACATATAATTTAAGTATTGGAAATTCTAAAAGCACAATAAATCTCTATTTGCGTACAATACGAGCGATTTATAATAAAGGGATTTTAATTCATTCGCTGCCTGATAAGAAACCTTTTAAGGCGGTTTTTGATGGTTTGCGTGTGAAAAGTTATGATTCTCGTAAGAAGTATTTGGATCGCGAAGGAATTTCGAAGCTGGAGGCGTTGAATTTAAGTTCGGCAAAGCAGAAGTATGTTGATCTGTTTTTGCTTCAGTTTTATTTTGGTGGGTGTGATTTAATTGATCTTTATTACTTGAAAGAACGTCAAATTCGAAAAGGCAGAGTAGTTTTTGAGAGGACGAAAACGAATAGTGGTAATCGAATTGATTTGAAAGTGCATCCAAATGCGCAAAAAATTATAAATAAATATCGTTCGTCGGATGAATGGCTTTTTCCCTGGAATAAGGAGAAGTCTTCATACGAAACTTTTAGGCGTGCATATCAGCGAGCTTTGATTTATATTCAAGAAAAGGAAAATATTGAAGTTCTGCCTGATGGTGGGAATGTGGCAATTAAAGTGGCTCGCCATAGTTTTGCGAACAGGGCAAAAACTCTAATGATTGAAAGCGATGTGATTCGTGAGCTTATGGGGCATGAGCGGGATGATGTTGATAATTACTATAAAGATAAATATCCCGAAAAAGTTCGGGATATGGCGCTGTTTGAAATTATAAGTCCGTTTGAATGTTTGAAATAATCATTCAAACGGATTTTTTATTTCTCCTGTTTCAAGTGCTGATTCATATTCGATATATACTGGATATGCTCCGTATTCTTTAAATAAGATATAGGTTTTGAAACCACGTTTTTTGTTGCCGATAGTTTTTATTGTGCTTACTATAACTTTAGTGTTTGCAATAACAGTTCCAGCTGGTATGTTTGCTTGTGAAATAAACGAGTATTGATTTCCTGCTCTTGGATATCCAATATTTAATGTGTCGCCAATTTTTACAATATTCCCTGACTTCGTTTGGTATTCTGTGAATTTGCCTTCTTTTTCTATTTTGTTATAAAGTGCCGTCTGAGCATTGCAAAATGCTGTCGCTAAAATCAATGTGAAAAGAATGTTTTTCATATTTAAAGTTTTTGATTCTTCAAATATAAGATTTTTCTTTTATTCGTTTTTATGGTTTTCCGTAGCTTCCTTAATGATTTCAATTTGTGTTCGAAGTATTGAAATTATTGTTAATTCGTGCTTTGGGTCTAGTTTTTTTTCTCTTAGAAGTTTTACTGTTTCAAGTCTTGCTTTTATTTCTTCTTCTTTTTCTTGTATTTTTTTATCATAACCGCTTTTTGGTTTTGTATAATATTCTTCTATTTCTGGAGTTGTTTTAGAATTTTCATTGTGTAAAATATTGTACAGTAGTTCTTTTTTAGACTCAGGAATAACTTCGCCTTTTTCGTAGTTGACAATTGTTTGTCTTGAAACTCCTATTTTTTTTGCTAATTCGGTTTGTGAAAAGCCGTTTTGTATGCGTAACTCCTTAATGTTTAGTTCGTTCATATTGGTTTTAATTTGTAGTATAAATCATAAAACTGTGTTAAATTATGTACATTATTGTACAAATATTTGTTTTATGTAAAATATTGTACATATATTTGTCTTGTCAAACAATTGAAATGATGTATAACAATTCACATGCCAAACTTGACAAGGCAAGACAAATATATGGAAAATATTATACAAATAACTCCAGTAAATGAAGAAATGGCTTTGCTTGCAAATGCTGTTAGAATCCTTAATAATTATAAAGCTCTTGGCTTTGTAAAAAGAGAAGCTTTTGTTGAGTTGATAATGGACGCTGATCATTCCTATCATACTCCTCAAGGTATGAAAAAGCTTGATAATTTTTGGGCGGGAAGGGTTAAGGATGCCGATTTAAATAAGGATTTGGAAAAAATTTATGATGGCTTAAAAACTTCATAAAATGTCAACTGTAAAATACATAAATGCATCTGAATTTATGGAAATGCTCCAAGTTAGAGGCTTGGTGATAGTTTCTATAGATGAGTATGAAGCTGTTAAGGAGGTGAAGCGAAAAAAACTGATGAAGCGTAAAGCTTTGTCGTTAAGTGAAATTGCTGATAATAATTTGCTTCCTGTGTCTTCTAAGAAAGGTGTGAATGATTGGATTATATCGGGAAAGATAAAACCTGATGAAACTTATAGAGAAGAATCGGGTAAAAAAAGAGTAATGGTTTTAACGAGTGCAATTAAGAGGCTAGGATATGAAAATTAGTGCTGAGAAACAAGAAGAAATTAGCGAAATAGAGGTGAATGAACCGACTGAATTTTGTGGTGATGTAACTCGTGTTTGTGATCCTGAAGATTGGTTTGATATTATAGAACAATGTAAAATATGTGCAAGATGTGTTTAAATAACTTATTAGATTTTATGATTATAAGTCTTTGGAATGGGGCTGTTTTGCTTCTTGTCTCTTTATGGCTTGCCTATATTGATTTTAAAGAAGATCAAGAGTATTATCAAAATTTTGAATATAAAAAGAGAGGACAAAAATGGAATACTTAATTAACATCGGTTATGCAATTCTATGTGCGTTAGGATTGGTTGTCTTTCTTGTAATAATGTGGTTTGCTATAGGTATTTTTTTGGCAATGAAGGATATTTTTTTAAGAAGAAAGAAGTCTGAAAGAAATTTCATCGCTCATGATGAAATCATTGAAAAAGTAATTAACAACAACTAAATATGGAAACATTACAAATCAGTAAGATGGATGCGATAAAAGCGCATGATGAAGCTACTTCTAAAGGAAAATTGCTTCTTGAAAATCTGCTTGGTAAAGCGATTTTCTTAAAGTCTATTAAGGAAAGAATTAAGTCTTTTGATGATGTTCTTTTGGAATTGAATATCGTTAGATCAGATTTTGATTTATCTAATCATGGTTTGGAGTCTGATGAAGTTGCGTACAGAAAAGCAAAGCTTGTTGCTAAAGTGTTTAATGAGGGCTGGATTCCTGATTGGACTAATTCAAGTGAGTATAAATACTTTCCTTGGTTTAAAATGGGTTCTCCTTCGGGTGTCGGGTTTTCGTACTACTGCTACGTTAGCCGGGTTACGTCTTCGGATGTCGGCTCGCGCCTTGCATTCAAGTCAAATACTTTCCTTATTTTAAAATGGGTTCTCCTTCGGGTGTCGGGTTTTCGTACTACTGCTACGTTAGCCGGGTTACGTCTTCGGATGTCGGCTCGCGCCTTGCATTCAAGTCAAGTGAATTGGCTGAGTATGCGGGAAAACTTTTCGAACAGGAGATTTATAGACCATTATTCATTTTAGAAGCTGCGTAATATGGAAACGATTCAAATAAATAAAACAGATGCTATAAAGGCGCACAATGAAGCTACAGCAAAGCAGAAAACAATGCTTGAAAACTTATTTGGTAAAAAAGTATTTGTAAAGAATATCAGAGAAAGAATCCAAACAATTCAGGATGTTTTTGAATTGAATAATACTACTGAGGCTGATTTCTATCTTAAATGGAGAGGGTTTGCTGATCATGAGATCGGACAAGCTTTAGAGGTTCTTATTGTTGCTGCATATAACGAAGGTAGGTTTCCTGACTGGACTAATGAAAACGAGTATAAGTATTTTGCTTATTTTAAAATGGGTTCTCCTTCGGGTGTCGGGTTTTCGTACTACTGCTACGCTTACTGGGCTACGGTTTCGACTGTCGGCTCGCGCCTTGTTTCTGAATCAAGTGAGGTGGCTAGGCGAATCTTTGAAAATCATGAGGATTTGTATAAAGAATTCATGATTTACGATCGAGTAATCAAGTAAAAAAAAACTAACGGGTTGTGCAGGGAGTTGCTGACAGTTCTCCTTCAGGTGTCAGGTTTTCGTACAACAACTACGATAACTGGAATACGAATTCGAATGTCAGCTCGCACCGAGCAAGAAGAAATATCTCTGCAAACCTTGCCAGCATGGCAAAAAATAACACAATAAAAAAGGCGCTGGTACTAATGGGAAAGCGACTTATTTAAGCAAGGCATGAAAAGGGTAAGTAATTTATACGAAAAGATAATAAGCTTAGAAAATCTTAGAAAAGCTGATGCAATTGCTCAAAAGGGTAAAAAGAAGCAATATGGAGTTACGCTGCATAATCAGAATAGTGAGGCTAATATTTTAAAGCTTCATGAAATGCTAAAAGGTAGAACCTATAAAACTTCTGAGTACCAAATTTTTAAAGTTTATGAACCAAAAGAAAGAGACGTTTTTAAGCTTCCGTACTTTCCTGACAGAATAGTTCATCATGCGATTATGCTGCATCTAGAAAAGTTATTTGTTTCTGTGTTTACAGCAGATACATATAGCTGTATTAAAGGAAAAGGGATTTATGCAGCGTCTAGAAAGTTGAAGCTGACTTTAAAAGATGTTCCAGGTACTAAGTACTGTTTGAAATTGGATGTTAGAAAGTTTTATCCAAGTATTGATCACGATGTTTTAAAAACGCTTCTAAGAAGAAAGATCAAAGATCAGGGTCTGCTTTGGCTGTTAGATGAAATAATTGATAGTGCAGATGGTTTGCCAATAGGCAATTATCTAAGCCAGTATTTCGCTAATTACTTCTTAACTGGTTTTGATCATTGGATAAAAGAGAATAAACGGGTTAGGTATTATTTCAGATACGCAGATGATATTGTGATTCTGTCTGGAAGTAAGGTTTATCTGCATTCTCTTTTAGGAGAGATAAAATTGTATTTGAGCGATAATTTAAAGCTGAAAGTAAAGGATAATTATCAGGTCTTTCCTGTTAGTTGCAGAGGGATAGATTTTTTAGGTTATAGGTTTTATCATGAGTATGTGTTGCTTCGAAAATCAATTAAAAAAAGATTTGCAAAAGCAGTGTCAAAAAGTAAGGATAGAAGCGTTTTAGCGGCTTATTGGGGGTGGGCAAAACACTGCGATTCAAAGCACCTAATTAAAAAACTAATACCAAATGAAAAGTTTTAAAGATTTCGATATTACTCCAGACATTGAAAATTTTGTTGGAGAAAAGATTACAACAGCTAAGCTGTTAGATAAAGAGATAGTTGTAAAAGGTTATAAAATAAAGCCTTCTAAATTTGAAGGGCGGGGAGATCGTTTAGATATTCAGATTGAATATAAAGATGAAGATAGGGTTGTTTTTACAGGCGGTAAATATCTGATTCAAACAATTGAAAAGGTTCCTAAGGATGGATTTCCTTTTAAGGCTAAAATTATTAAAAATGGCGAACATTTAGAGTTTGCGTAAAATGCGATAATTTATGAAAACAATCACTTTTGATAGCGAAAAAGCAAATGCTGTAGAAAAGGCTGTTTCGGAGGTATTTGGTTGTAGAGTATCTGAAATAGTGAGTTTGAGAGATACTCTCGTGAAAAAAGTGGTTGTTTACATTTTGTTTAAAACCGAGAACTGTTGTTCTCGCGTTTTAGCGGCAAATTATCAGATTTCTTATTTGTATGTGCCTACAGTGATTGCGGAGTTGGAATACATGAAAAAAGTTGTTCCTGGATTCGAAAGTAAAATTGAAAGTGTCTTAAAAAAGATATTGTGACATATGGCGGAGATTGGAAAATATGGAAAAGTTATTTTTTCAGATAAAGATATTCAGTTTTTGAAAGATAATTTTTACTCAATGACAAATGATCAATTAGCAGCTTCTCTAAACTTAAAAAAAACGATTGTTAGGTCTAAGTGTTATGAATTAGGTTTGAAACGAATGGAGCTCGAATACTGGTGTTTTGAGGCAGTTGAATTTTTAAAGCAAAATTATAAAGAGATCGGTGATGTTGAAATTGCAGAAATTTTTGAAAATGAATTTCCAAAAAATAAGGGATGGTCAAAAAAGCATATTGAAAAAAAACGTCGCTACCTCAATTTAAAACGTACAAATTCGGAGTTGTTGTCAATACATAAACGTAATACTGATAATGGGAGATTTGCAATATGTAATAAAAAAAGATGGGAGGCTACAGGTTCAAATGCTATTGGTTCTATTGTGGTTTGGAATGTCAACGGCTACCATTTAGCTCATATTAAAACTGAAAACGGATATGTTCATTATGCTAGGTGGTTATGGCAAAAACATTTTGGAGAAATTCCTAAGGGGTACAATGTTGTAAGGAAGCAAGGTTGTCCTGAGATACCTACGCTTAATTTTTTAGAGCTTATAAGTAAAGCAGAGCATAGTAGGCGTAATCGAAGCAGGTTTTTACAGCTTCCCGATGATTTAAAGGAAATTATTTCTATTAAAAACAAAATTAACAAAACAATTAAAAAATATGATAACAACTCAAGAAATAACAGATAGGCTTAATTCATTAGTTGGTAAAACTTTTAATTACAAGGGTAAAAATATAACTATTGAAAAATTTAAGGTTTTAAGTACTGGAAATACCGTCGTTTTTACTCCGAATCCGATGAATTTTTTAAATAATGAAATTCCTGATTTTTTGGATAATTTATTTGAGCCTACTCATAAAGAAGCTACGGAAGCGCAAATATTAGTACCGAATAAAGAATTGGCTGTGTTTGATCCTACAAAAGAAAATGCCGTGATTAAATCGGCTTTAATGGATACATTGAAAAAAGTAAGTGAATCAGCTGAATATCTGCCTCAGGCAAAAGCGATTTGTGATGTTGTTGGTGTTATGGTTGATGTTCAGAAAAATGAGATTTTAATGCTTGGAATGATTAATAAATATAAAAAGTAAAAATATTTAAATGGAACAGCAGCCAAACTATTATGCTCACATTCCTGCAAATGTTCGTTATGATGATAATTTGAAACCAAACGCAAAACTGCTTTATGGTGAGATTACTGCTTTGTGTAACGCTTCGGGGTTTTGTTGGGCTGGAAATGAATATTTTGCTAGGTTATATAAAGTTGATCAAAAGACGGTTTCTCGCTGGATTTCTGACCTTGAAAAAGGCGGTTATATATCTGTTGAAATTTTGAAATCTGAAGGCAATAAAAGAAAGCTTTTTCTTTCGGGTGCTTTGGCTAAAGTAGTGACAAAAAAATCACGAGGTAGTGACAAAAAAATCACGAGGGTAGTGACAAAAACGTCACAACCTAGTGACGAAAAAATCCCTCTCTATAATAAGTATAATAATACAATTAATAATACATCTAATACTACAGAGAATAAAGAACAAAATGCTCTCGCTTTTTTTGAAGAAAATTATCCTATTCGATTTGAGAATTTAATGATGAAGTATAAAAAGCAGATTAAGGAGTACGAAAAGTTTGTTGACATATTCGAGGCTAAAGTATTAAAAGAAAAACTAGAGTATGATGGTGATGTGATAGAAGGTCGTTTTATAGAGTTTGCGATAAACTGGATTTCAAACCAAGACAGATTCGATACAAAAGTGATTGAGTTAAAAACAAATCAAGACAATCAACCAAAAAGAAACTTTTTTAAAGGATAGATGGAAACAATCAAGAATAAATATCAGGCTAATAAAGTTGAGAAAACTGTAATTGTTGATTTGGCTAAAGGGAAGATTCCTCCGCAAGATGTCAATATTGAACAAGCTGTTTTGGGTGCAATGCTTATCGATCCGAAATCTATTGATGAATGTTTAATGATTCTTCAATCTTCTGATGTGTTTTATAAAGATTCTCATAAAGCAATTTATGAAGCAATTGCAGAATTATATTCTTATAACGATCCGATTGATATGATTACGGTAGGTTCTAAGTTAAGAGCTATGAATAAGATGGAAGTTGCTGGAGGTGATTTTTATTTAGTTGAGCTTCTGCAAAAAGTTGCTTCGGGTGCGCATATCGAAATTCATTCAAGATTATTACAGCAGTTTTATATCAAAAGACAGTTGATTCGTGATGCTTCAATTATGCTAAGTACGGCTTACGATAATGATAAAGATTCTTTAGAGTTACTAACAGAATGGGGAGGCTCTTTAGATAGGCTTAATGAACAGATTTCTAGCGGACGAAAAAACCTTTCTTATGCTGAAGGTTTGGACTTAGTTGAAAAACGAGTTGAATTCTTAACGCACAAATCACCTGAAGAAGTTACAGGAGCGCTAACAGGCTTTAAAGTTATAGATCAATTTACTGGCGGTTATCAAGGAGGTGAACTGATTATTGATGCTGCACGTCCTGGAATGGGTAAGACTGCAAAGATGTTAAAGTGTGCATTAGAGAATGCGCGTGTTGGAAATGGTGTTGGAATTATTTCTGCTGAAATGTCTGCAATTCAACTGATAACAAGAACGGTAGCTATTGATACTAATTTTCATCTTACGCAATTGACTAAGAAAGGTTTTGAGAAGAAAGAGTATTTCGTGACGCTTAATGAGAATAAGCATCGAATGAAAAACTTTCCGATTTATATCGACGATACGCCTTCGCCTGATATTAGGAATGTTCAAGCAACAATTAGAATGTGGAAGAGAAAGCATAGCATCAAAATTGCTATTGTTGATTATCTACAGTTGTTGTCTGATAATACGATTAAAGGCATTCGTGAGCAGGAAATCGCGTCAATATCTAGAAAGTTAAAAGCGTTGGCAAAGGAGCTTGATATTCCTGTAATAGCATTAGCACAGCTTTCTAGAGCTGTTGAAACTAGAGGTTCAAGTAAAAGACCAATGCTTTCTGACTTACGCGAATCAGGATCAATCGAACAAGATGCCGACATGGTTTGTTTTATATACCGACCTGAATATTATAACATTGAGGTAGATGATGAATTGCTTTCGATGGGTGCAAATACTGAAATAATTATTGCTAAGTATCGAGGTGGAGCGCCTAATACAACGGTAGGTATTTATTGGCAAGGAGATAAGACGAAGTTCTCTGATCCTATTGATGTGAAGTCTCAAGGTAATGAAGTTGATAACGCAGCTGATTTGCCAAAGATTAATCCTAATGAAGCTTTTTATTCGGTTACAGATGAAAGTAATATAGAAGATAACTCTGATGTATAGTTTTAATCATGGCAAACAAACCAAAGAAAGTAAATAGAAGCTGGGTGAAACCAAAGGTAGCATTCGGTAGGGAAGATAAAGACGATGATTTCTACAACTCTAGACGATGGAGAAACTTTCGTAAGTCTTACTTAGAAAGGAATCCTTTGTGTGTTCATTGTGAGAGAGACGGTTATGTGACTGCTGCTACTGTGGCAGATCATAAGATACGTATGAAAGCGGGCGGTGAAGCATTCGAAGAAAGCAATATACAGGCATTATGCGAAAAGTGCCATAATAGAAAATCTGCTTCTGAAAGCAGGGGTATGGGGTAAAATCTCTAGCGGGCGTGCATGGCGTACATCGCTGTTCAGTCAAGATTTTACTCGGAGTATTATTTTTAGTAGGGGGGTCTAACTTATTAATAGTTAAGGATATGAAAATTATAAAAGGAGATGGCGAAATCGCCGAAGTGAATAAAAATTTTTATGAGATTTTGACAAAGCTTCCTGCTCCAATTCCAAAATTAAATTTATCTAAAGATCAAAAATATTGGTACAACTTTTTTGGTCAGCAATTGGTCGATACAAAAAAATTAACCAAACCTGATTTGATTCATTTACACCGTTTAGCTAAATCTGTTGATTACTACGTGCAAGCTGAACAGAAAATCGCAGATTTCGGTTACGATGGCGGTTTGATTCAAACTTACAAAGGCGGTGCAACAAATGTTTCGGGTCACGTTACTGTTCGTGAAAAAATGATAAAAGAAATCGATGAACTTTCAAAACATTTCGGTTTCAGTTTCAAAGATCGTAGCAAGCTTGTAGAAATTAAAACTACAGATCCTGGACAAGGCGATTTGTTTGAAGGATTTTTAAATGCAAATCACGGATAATGAAAAGGCTTGGAGTATCTGATTTAGATCAGCAAACGAGAGATAAAATTGTTCACGAATGGAGAACCCGAAAACTTAACTCCATTGCAGCAATAGCAAAAGATTTTAACATGTCTTACCACGTAATTAATAAAATTATCAATGAGTATTTATCACCTAAAAACAAATTATTATGAAAACAGAGTCACAAAAACAAATTCCGATTCATCCTGATTTTTCGAAGGCAATTTTAGCGGTAAATAACCTTAATGTCGCTTTACAAAAACAAGGATTAAGTGAATCATTTAAAGAGATTAGAATCGCTTTAAGTGCTCTAAGCAAAGTTGATAATCGTTCAAAATTTGAAAAGTTTTACGATTTTATGTCAGAGTTTCTTTTCGATGGAAAACCATTTTTTACTAAAAAATCAAACACACTTTAACATGAGCAATCAAAACCAAAGAGTTTCAAAATACATAGGTGTAGGTTGGAACAGAGAACAGCAAAAATGGCGTTCCAGCGTTTCGGAGAAAGGCGTTAAATATGACTGCGGTTATTTCGATTCAGAACGAGAAGCAGCAAAAGCACGAGACCGTAAAATCCTTGCTTTAGGGCTTAAAAAACCTTTACAAATTCTAAAACCAGCGGCATGATACTTTCTTTTAAAACTCAAATAGAAAATAAACCAACTTACTTTATTGAAAGGATTTGGAGATGTTTATTATGTAAGAACTTTAATTTATTGGCTTATCATAAATTCCGTGATGAATCTGCATACAATGAGGTTATAGATCAATGGGATTTTAAAGAAACTTTAAAGCCTAAGCTTCACACAATCCGCCAAGATTCAAAAAACCGTTGGAAAAAAGGAAATAAAATTGATTTCTTCATAAATGCACGTAAGCCTAAAATGTTTCGTTTTGCTCCTGTTGTTCCAGTTATGGAAATTCAAAGCATAGAGTTTTTGTGGAGTCGTGGTTTTGTCGATACTGTAAGTATTTATATCGATGGTGAATGCTATGTGCAAAATTACGGCATCGAATACAATAGTTCAAATCAGCGTCAAGAAAGAATGGAGCGATTAGTAATAAATGACGGATTTGAAAGCGTGGAAGATTTCTTAAATTATTTCAACACGGATTTTAAAGGCAAAATTATTCATTGGACAAATTTAAAATATTAAGTTATGAAAACAGGAATTGAATTAATTACGGAGGAAAGACAAAAGCAGATTTACAAACATGGTTTTACTGCTGAACATCATGCTTTGAATTCTGAAAAATGGTATGATAAAGATCAGTTGGTAAAAGCTTCTATTTATCTTTTAGAGCCTGAAACAAGTCCAGAGGATTTGCAAAACAAAATCCCTTTTAATTGGGATAAAGATTGGTTTATTAATTTAAACAGTCGTGAATTTAAAGAGAGATTAATCATTGCAGGTGCTTTAATTGCTGCTGAATTGGATCGCTTGCATTTTATCGAAGAAAACAATATTTAACCTATGGCACTAAAATCTGACAACCCAACCAACGCAAAAATAAACCAAAATTTTATCATTAGGGTTTTGGAAAATCCTAAAGAAAATCCTGTTAAAAATACAAAATTAACGTCTGCAAACAAGCTTTCGGGGTACTTAAAAGACGAAGAACTTAAAATAAGGCTTTTTAAGAAGATATTATTCGGTGACAAGGATAAATATACATTCAATATAAGAAATCGTCTTAGAATTGAAATTTGCTCAAAATAACTTTAAAACGTAAAAATATGTGGTCTAAAGTAAAGACAAAATCTAGAAAACCAATTATGTGGTGGGTGAATAAAATATTGTGTGAGATAGGATGGTACTTGCGCAGATATGACTTTTTTCGTGATATGTGTTACTACCATTTGAATGTAATGTGCAAAAAATATAAGATAAATTTATACGGTGAATCTTTATAATCTTTCTAAAAAAGTTCTCTAGGACTAATTTTAAGAGCATTACAAATCTTATGAAGCGTAACAATTTTTACATTCGTTTCACCACGTTCTAAGCGGCCAATTACATTTCTTGGAACGTCAGATTCGATTGCAAGACCTTCCTGAGACCAGCTTTTAGATAACCTAATCTCTTTCAATTTTTCTCCGACTGACTTAATAAATATTTTTTCACTTTCTATCACAAGATAAAATTGCGGTAAACTTTTAAAATAAACCGACACTCGCAAGTGTCATTGGAAAGCTTTTTGCTGATATTTGATAATAATTACTAATAAAATGATCTATTAAAAATGAAAATCACAGACCAAATGCTTGCTTCCGTTCCTTTTCAATACGCAAATGATGTGCGTACAGGAAAAATTATAACTGGAAAAAAGATAAAACAAGCGGTTGAGCGTTTTTATAGCTGGATAGAAACCGCAGAACAGGACGGTTTTGTGTTAGATCATAACAAGGGAATGCAGATTGTGAACTTTTTCCCGACGTTTTTAAACCATACAAAAGGAAAATTGGCAGGAAAACCATTTGTATTAGAACCTTTTCAAGCGTTTACGATGTACAATGTCTTCGGCTGGCTCGATACAACAGGAAAACGCCGAATTTCTACAGTTTACGATAAGCGAGCAAAGAAAAACGGTAAATCAGCAGAAATGGCTGGTTTATCGCTTTTTTGCATGTCTTTTGATATGGAAATGGAAGCCGAGTGTTATGTTGGAGCAACAAAAGAAGATCAGGCAAAGATTTGCTGGAGACAAGCGGCTCAATTTATACAATCGCCTGTTGCAAATAGAAATCTTCAAAAAATGGGCTTCTATGTGCAGCAAAAAAAGATAGGTTTCAAACGTACGGACTCTTTTATGTCTCCTTTGGGTGGCGATTCAAGCACTCAGGACGGAATTAACGCGCATCTTTCAATTATAGATGAGTATCACGCTCACAAAGATGATTCTGTTAAGGAAAATTTAGAATCTTCATCCGTACAGCGTAAACAGCCTTTGCTTTGGCATATCACCACAGCAGGAAGTAACAAAGGTTCGGTGTGTAAAAATTACGAAGATTCTGTTGTCGAAGTCTTAAACGGCGATAAAACAGACAATCACCTTTGGATAATGATTCATGATTTAGACGAAGGTGAAGACTGGCAAAACAAGGAAAATTGGATAAAAGCTAATCCGCTGTTAGGAAATGGCTTAGATATTGCTCAGATGGAAAGAGAGTATATTAAAGCAATAAATCAGCCGTCTAAAATTCCAAACTTTAAAACCAAACATTTAAATATGTGGGTTGATGGTCTTAGTGCGTGGATTCCTGCTGAAGTTTGGGATCAAAATAAAGTCGATAATGAAATTCTTGAAGATTACAGAACGTTTGTAATTGAAAAAGCAAAAGAATTCGGTTCAAACGCTGGACTCGATTTGTCTTCGGTGGCTGATATTACTGCTCTAGATATATTGACAAATCCTGACGAAGAAGGCAATCAATATTTAATGACTTTTCTTTTTTGTCCTGAGGAAAATGTTGATCGCAGAAGTAAAAATGACGGTGTGCCTTATCGTTATTGGGTAGATGCTGGATTTATGATTGGAACGCCTGGCAACCGTGTAGATTATAATTACTTGAAGGGATTTATACGAGACGCTTACGAAACATTTAGTATTCAAAGAATAGATTCCGATCCGTGGAACGCTAGCAGCTTGCTTTCTGATTTGGTAGAAATGGAAATACCAGTTTCAGAACTTTCGCAGATCATGAGCAGATTAAACCATCCAACAAAAATGCTTGAGAAATTAATATACGACGGAAAAATAAAGCACGATGGTAATCCAGTTATGTCATGGATGCTGGCGGCATGCGTAACCATTGAAGATTCAAAAGGAAATATAATGATTTCCAAAAAAGAAAGCCACAAAAACAAAAAACGCATCGATGGCTTTGCGGCTTTAGTTAATGCTTTGGCTGCTCACTTGTCTCCCGATGAGGAAGATACAAACGAAAGTTATTACAATGACCCCAATCATACATTCGAATGCTAACTTAAATCCCATTAAATATGATGACAGCCGAAGAAAATGTATTGCGAATAAAGGTCGCAAAGCTTGAAAAGCAAACAGAGTTAATGCAAAATTTATGTACAACTCAAAAATTTTATGCCTACTATTTTAGTAAGCTTTCAGAATTTCCTTCAAACAAAGCCTGTTTCGATCATGTCAATGATTTGTACTATGAATTGTTTGGAGAATTTCGGTATAGTGACTATGCTTCTTTTAGGGTGCAATTATCAAAATATAACAACAAACCAAAATGAAACAGATATTTATAATAATCATAGTGTTTATAGTAGCCTTTATAACTTCTGCTCTTTTTGAGATAGAATTTATCAATAAAAACTTAGTTAGAACAATTTTAGTTGTTTTGCTAATTGTAATCGAGCTTTTTATTGGCTTGCATTTGGTTAGAGAATTAACATTTAATAGTAAAAGAAATGAGTGATAAACTAAAAGTAAAAAATTTGAAAGCAGCAATTCAAAGATTGCCTGATCCAAAGTCTTATGGAGCAGATGTGGTAACCGTTGCTGTAGATAAAAATAGTTATACATTTGAGAAAAATAATAAAGAGTGGTATTTTAAATTTTAAACCCAAAACAAACTGACAAATCACCATTAAAAAACGATTGTTACCATAGTTAACAATTAGCCGTAAAGGCACTATCTACTTTTACATAGTAAAATTTAAAGCTATGTCAATTTTAGATAGTGCCTTTTCTAGTATGTTTAATAAAAGTGAACAAAGAGTTAATTCTTCAATTTTTGAAGGTTTTGGTTCGTTGATTTCCTTTTCGAATGTGCATACACCTTCTAAAATGAAGGTTAGAAATGCTTTGAAAATTTCTGCTGTTTATAATGCTGTAGAGCAAATTTCAAATGACTTAGCAAAAACTCCGTTCGGGGTTTATCGTGATGTTAATGGCAGTAAGGAAAGACTTCGTTCACATCCTGCCGATAGGCTTATTTCTTTAGAGCCTAATTACTTAATGACTCCTTTTGTTTATAAAAAGCTTATAGGAAATTCACTTTTACTAAGGGGTAATTGCCTTTTTAAAATTTATAATGATAATCGTGGATTTGCTGCTTCCTGCGAGTACATTCCTTGGGATGATGTTGTTGATGTAAAGATGATAAAAGGTGAGCTTTATTATTATATCAAAGGAATGAAATTGCCTCTTATGTCAAATGAGGTACTTCACTTTAAACAATTCTCTTTAAATGGTATAGTTGGAATTTCAACGATAACTTTTGCGGCAATGCAACTTGATATGACATTAAAATCTCAAGAGTTTTCTGCATCAAATTTAGAAAATAAAGGCGTTCGTCAGGGAGTAATTGAGACGGATAAAATTATTAAGGAAAAAGGAGGAATTATACAAGGCTGGCGTAATGCTATGGCTGAGAAATCGGCAGATAGAATTGCGGTTTTGGATGACGGTTTTAAATTTAAGCCTATAACAATTACACCTCAGGAATTGCAGATTATCGAACAGCAAAGATTTAGCGTAGAAGATATTGCACGCTGGTTCAATATTGCTCCTCATAAAATAAAATCTCTAGTTCAATCGACAAATAATAATATTGAACAGCAATCTTTAGATCATGTTACTGATACTATACAGCCAATTGTGACAAATGTAGAACAGGAGTTTGGGAAAAAGCTTTTTACAACGAAGGAAAAAGAAAACACCTATGTAAGAGGTAATCTTAATGTTCTGCTTCGTGCTGATGTTAAGAGTAGAGGTGAATTTTACTCTAAGATGGTAAATATTGGTGCTTTGAATCGTAACGAGGTTAGGGAGTTGGAAGATCTGAATAAAGGTCCTGTATTGCTTGATGAGTATTTAACCCCTGTGAACACTTATACTGAATCTCAACTTAATAAAAATTTAAAGGAATAATGGAAGGTCCAGATTACATAAAAAGCATAGATGGTGCTGAGCGTCGTTTTTTTACTTCTGAGGTAAGAAAAATTGTGAAAGAACAAAAAGAAGGTGAAGCGGAAAAAGATGCTTTACCTGAAATTGAAGGTTATGCAGCAAAGTTTAATTCAGTTACGGTAATAGGTAGATATTGGCAATTTGAAGAAGAAATTTTACCTGGCGCTTTTGATGATGTTTTAGATGACGATGTAAGATGTTTGTTTAATCATGATCCTAATTATGTACTGGCAAGGTCTAAAGGCGGTAAAGGTAGTCTGTCGTTAAGTGTGGATAGTATAGGTTTAAAATATGGCTATAAAACGCCAAATAGAGGTTATGCTGTTGATTTGGCAGATGCTATCGGGGAAGGTGATGTTTCTGAGTCTTCTTTTGCTTTCCAAGTATCAGAGGAAATTTGGATATATGGCGATGAATCAAAAGGTATTCTAGATAAGAGGCAGATTGTAAAATTTAGCAAACTTTACGATGTTGCGCCAGTTACTTTTCCAGCTTACCAAGATACTGAAGTAGCGCAAAGAAGTTTGAATGCTTTTAAAGAAAAGGCGAATCCAAATGATGAAAATAGAAATTCATCTAAAAATAAAGGGCTATCTGTTCTTGATGCTCAAATAATTATTAATCAAAACTCTTTTTAGAAAAAAATGAAAAAAAGTGCAGAAATCAGACAAGAGCTTTCAGGTTTAGTTAGCTCACAACAAGCAATGGCTGATTTGTTGAAAACTGAAAACCGTTCAGCGTTTAATGAATCTGAGCAAAAAAAATGGGATGATCTCCAAAAAGAAATCGAAGAAAGGAAAAAGTCTTTAAAAGCAGCTGAAGAATACGAAGAAAATCAGCGTTCTTTTGGTATTCAGCCAAACGCTACATCGGTAAAAGATGATAATGGCGAAGGTGAAGGAAATGGTCAAGCGCCAGCGAGACGTTTTTCAATTCATAGAGCTATTCGTTCGCAAATTGGAGGTACAAATATTTTAGAAGGTGTTGAACTTGATGTTCATACTAGAACTTCTGAAATGGCTAAACGTGCTGGTATTGCTGTTCAAGGAATTTGTATTCCGTTATTTGATACTCGTAGCGTTCAAACAGAAACTCGTGCTGATGGTCAAACAGTAACGCAAGATGCTGGCGGTTATGGTGCAAATTTAGTTCCGACGGAAATTCAGCCAGTTATTGATGCTTTACGTCCTAAACCAGTGGTTGAAAAATTAGGGGCTGTATTCTTAACAGGTTTGCAGGGTAATCTTAAATTCCCAGTAAATAATGGAGGTATTCAGGCATTTTGGGAAGGTGAGGTTGATACTGTAGATTCATCAAAAAATGCTTACGGTTCTAAAGAAATGAAGCCGAACAGGCTTTCTTGCGAGGTGCTAATTTCGTTACAGAACTTACAGCAATCTTCAAATGATTTAGAAAATTATACAATGAATGATATTGCTTCAATAGTTGCTAATGCAATCGATTTGGCGGCAATTAATGGTTCAGGATCGGGGCAACCATTAGGAATTTTAAATGTGTCAGGAACAAATTCTGTTGCTGGTGGTGCAAATGGAGCAGCTCCAACTTTTGCTAACATGGTAGCTTTAGAAACAGGTGTTTTTGTTGAAAATGCAAATAATGCTAAGTTAAATTATGTTTCTAATGCAAAGGTTAGAGGTAAGTTAAAAACTACTGAAATTGCTACTGGTTATCCATCTTTTGTAATGTCTACAGATGGTTCTGTAAACGGTTATCCATTTGAAACTTCAAATCATGTTCCAAGTAACTTAACGAAAGGTACTTCTACTGGTGTTTGTTCTGCGGCTGTTTTTGGTGATTTCTCTCAAGTTGTAGTAGGACAATGGGGTTTTATGGATATTACAGTAGATAATATCTCACGTAAAAAAGACGGATATATCGCGATTATCGTGAATGTTTTTGTTGATGTTTTGGTGAAACAACCAAAAGCATTTTCAGTAATCAAAGATTTGTTAACTGCATAACACTTAGAAATCATGGCAGGAAAAACTGTAGAATTTTTAGTATCGCCAACAGGAAGATTCCTGTTGGCGTATAATGTTGGCGATGTGGCTACTTTGGGAGAAAATCAAGCTCAAGAAGTTATAGATGCTGGTTACGCGAAGTTGGTTGAAAAGGATTTAGAACAAGAAGCAAAAGCTAAACAGGAAGCTGAGGAAAAAGCTAAAGCTGAACAAGAAGCTAAAGCAAACGCAAAAACAGGAAAGTAATTTAAACTTCAAATTGTTTTAAAAATGGTTACTGATAGTTATTATAAAAATCAAGAGGTTACGGTATGTGTAACGCTTGCGCAGGCAAAAAAACATTTAAAACTAAGATCAGGAGAAAGTTCTGAAGATGAATTGATTCAAGGCTATATCGATTCAGCTAAAGAAGATAGACAGAATTATATTAATCGTTCAATCGATACGCGTGATTTTGTTATCGAGGTTTCGCAGTTTGAAACTGTAAGTTTTGCGGTTAATTATGATAACGATGAAGTAAACAGCATACAATACTATAAACAGGGCGAAACTGCTTTAACTACGCTTGACGCTGATAGTTACAAAGTTCGTCCTGGAATAGTAGTAGGAACAAAAACGATTACGTTTAAAGAAACTCCTCAAACAGAAAAGCGTGACGATGCTGTTGTTATAGTTGTGAAGCAAGGTTGGGTATCTTCAAAAGTTCCAGCTCCTTTAAAGCAAGCAATGTTGCTGCTTATTGGAGATCAATACGAACGCCGAGAAGATCGTGGAGAAATCGGTTACAACCGCGCGGCCGATGCTTTATGTAGACCATATCGAAAATTTTAAAGTTATGTCAAATAATCCTTTTATTGGTCAAATGGATCGTGAGATTGAATTGATAGTAAAGAAACCGACACAATCAGCGTCAGGAGCTGAAACTTTAGGTGAAGAATCTCTAGGAGCTGACTTTTGGGCTTTTATGCAGGAAGTTGGCGGTAACGAAGATACGGACGGAAAAATAAAGCATTTGGTAAACCGCACATATACTATTCGTTGGGATGATACAGTGCAACAGAAATCTAATGCATTAATATTGGTTGATGGAGGTCAACGTTTTGAAGTTTTACATGTTATCGAAATTGGTCGCAAAAAGCATTTAGAAATTAGAGTGAAGCGTTATGAGTAGCCCGCTATTTGAAGTCGAAGGATTTGAAGAGTTGAAAGCTAAAATTAGAGAGCTTGCAAACGATAAAGACAAGAAGCGTGAGGTTCTTGTGATCCTTAGACAGGTAGCGCAACCAACACTTCAAGCGGCAAGAAGCTTTGTACCAGTTTCTTCAAAGAGACATAAAGCAAGAGGCAAATTAATTGAGCCTGGAAACTTAAAGAAGTCTTTAGGATTTATCACAGGAAAGCAAGAAAACCCTACGATTTATGTAGGTACTCGTGCAAAAGGAGCTAATAGCGGTTGGTACGGTCACTTTGTAGAACGAGGTGTAAATAAATATCGTAAAGGCTACAAACGTAAACGTAAAAGAGGAGCAAACAATCATGCCGCCATCGGTAAAACAAAAGCGACTCCGTTTATGGCAATGGCATATCAGGCTACAGGCACTCAGGTTACAAATGAGGCTCAGCAAAAAATGGCAAAATTTATACAACGTAGAATAGATAAACTGAGTAGGTAATGTTTGAAAAAGTATCAACAGAGTTATATAGTTTCTTTTCGGGATTGCCTGAGTTTAATGCGGTTATGAAAAGAAATGAAGGTGGAATCGAAAAAACGTTTCTTTTTCCGATTGTGGCTTTAGAAGGTAATTCGTTGCCTTTATCAACGTACTATTTAGGGGAAAGGACTCCTGATACAAAAGATCGTTCTCAAGTTGATATAGTGGTTATTTTTTGGTTTGATCAAAACAGTTACGATGCGTGTTGCGCTTTTACTGATTCAATGGCTGAGCAGATCGATAAAAAATACAATTTGCTTTCTGCGTCAATAGATTACAATGAAGAAAGTTTTACTTATTCAGGAATGGTGAATTTTAATTTATTAAAAACATAAAAAAATGGCAAGCGAAATTTATAACGGGAAATTATTGCGATTTAAGTTTAACGCAAAAAAGTTTTTACATGCAACATCTTGTAAGCTAGACTTTGCAACTAAGCTAGAAGAAATCGCTACAAAAGACACAAACGGAACTGTTGTAATTCCGTCAAACTACAGCTGGACTGGTTCAACAGAAGCTTTACTTTCTAACTTGCCTACGGGTGATGTAGAGCACGTAACTTTTGATGATATTCTAGCTCTAAAGCTGGCGGGAACTCAAATTGACATTGATTTTACAACAGATGTAACGGGTGATATTATCTATACTGGTAAAGCGTTTATCGAAAATGCTGGTATCACTTCTACAGTTGGTGAATCAGTAAAAGTAACCGTATCATTTAGAGGTAACGGTGATTTAACTCAAGACACCGTATCGTAATGGCTATTGCTGTACAAATAAAAGGGAATACTTTTAAGATGGTTTTTAACTTAAAAGTATTCCGTGCTTTAGGTAAAGAATGGGGTTTGCCTGGACTGCCTGAGGTAATGCAAAGAGTGGCTTTAATTGAGCAGATTGAAACGGGTAGTTTTGAAACATATGATGTTTTGTATGATCTGCTTTTTCAAGCATTAGATTGTTGTCCTGATAATCAAACTAAAATTTCTAAAGAGGAAATTGAAAATTTAGAAATGGACGAATTAATGTTGCTGGCACAAGGAATGACAGAAGGAATTGCAGCTGCTTTTCCAGACGCTAAAGAAGAGCCAAAAAAAAAGACGAAAGCTGCGAAGAAATAGATTCTGAAGAAATTTCCGAAACATGGGATAGTTTAGAGGAATTGGCTTTGGGGCGCTTAAGGTTGAAAGTTCAATATTTTTATAGTTTAACATATCGTGAGTTTATTAATACTGTTAACGGATTTTCTAAGTATGAAGATATTAAGAGTAGGGAACAATGGTCGATGACTAGAAAAATGATGTATGCTTCGGTAGCTCCTTATGCAGATGAAAATTTTAAAGAAACAGATTTCTTTAAGTTGCCTGGAGAAGAAGAAATGTTAAGAAAAATAGCCGAGAAGCAAATGAAATTAGATCGCGAAAAAGAACGTATTAGCATTGAGTTTTGGGCAAAGGTAGATGCTAAAAAAGCAGCAATGGCACAAGCATAATTTTTTTGATTAGTTAGTTTATTTTATTTAGGAGGAAAAAGCGCTGATTGATTTCAGCGCTTTTTTTTGTTACCAATGATAACAACTTACGGCTTTACGGGGTGGTATTTTTACTAAAATATTTCTTCAATGTTTGGCGGTTTAGCAAGTATCAATGTAAAGTTTCAGGTCGATTTGACCCAGTTTTCAACTGGGATGCAAAACGCATTGCGTGATATAGATAAGTTCGGTCAGAAAATGCAGAAAATGGGGCGTACGATGACTACTTATGTTACGCTGCCCTTATTGGCTGCCGCAGGTGCTTCTGTAAAATTTGCGACTGATTATGAAGAAAGCTTAAATAAAGTAGATGTAGCTTTTGATACTTCGTCAAAAGTGGTAAGAGATTTTGGTAAAACAACTCTTGAAACCTATGGTATTGCTGAAGGTACTGCTTTAGATATGGCGGCGGCGTACGGTGATATGGGTACATCTATGGGGTTGACAACTGCACAAGCGGCTAAGATGTCAACTACGCTTGTAGGTTTGGCTGGAGATATTTCTTCTTTTAAGAACATTGGAATTGACCAGGCAAATACGGCATTAGCTTCTATTTTTACAGGTGAAACGGAATCTTTAAAAAAGTTAGGTATTGTAATGACAGAGCAGAATCTTCAAGAGTTTGCACTGTCAAAAGGTATTAAAACACGTATTAAAGATATGGATCAGGCTTCTAAGGTAAATCTTAGATATGCCTACGTTATGGAAGCAACCTCAAATGCTCAAGGCGATTTTGCGAGAACAGGAGGAGGAGCGGCTAATCAATCAAGAATATTTAAAGAGTCATTAAAAGAGCTTGGTCAACAATTTGGTCAAGTGATATTGCCGTATTTTACAAAAGCAATTACTACGATAAATGCAACTATAAAGGGTTTGCTTGGTATGTCTGAAGGCGCTCGAGGAACTATTATAGTTGTAGCAGGTTTGGCGGCTGCTATTGGTCCGTTGTTGATAGCTATTGGAGCAGTAGCTTCAACAATACCGCTTTTAGTGTCTGGTTTTATGACATTAAGAACTGCGGTTATGGCAACATATGCTGTTATTGCTGCTAATCCTATGGCTATACTTGTTTTGGTTGCTCAGGCAGCAGCCTTGGCAATGCTGGTGTATTCTGTAAACACAAAACGTGCGGCAACAGCTCAAGATGATTTAAACGCTGCTATTAGAAAAGGTAATGAAAATGCCACTCAAGAGGTTGCTACTTTAGATAAGATTTACGCATCTGCTACAAATGTAAAATTAGGTACGGTTGAAAGAAAAAAAGCTGTTGATGATTTACAGGCACTTTACCCTGCGTATTTCAAAAATCTTAAAGATGAGATTATTCTTAACGGTCAGGCAAAAACTACTTATGATGAGCTTCGTGAAGCTATATTTAATAAAAGTAGAGCAACAGCAATTGATAACGAATTGCAGAAAAGAGCAAATGATCGAGTAGAGCAGGAAATAAAGCTTCGAAATAATATTGCAGCAACTGAGGCTGAAATCTCACGTTTGAGAAAAGGTGCAAATGTGGTTGTGATTCAGGAAGCAAATGCGGCTGAAAAGACGGCTCGTATTACAATGACTAAATCTGAGTTGATTGCGAGACAGACGGAGCTTCTTAGAATACAAAATGCAGAGCTTAAAAAATTCAATGCAGATAACTTAAAAGCAGATGAAGTTCTTTTTACAGCTAAAGAAGAGTATTTAAGAAAATCAGGTAAACTTGAAGAAAACGAGAAGCTTAAGCTTCAAGATATTAAAATTGGTACAGACGCTATCAAAGAAAGTATCGATGCATTAAAGCCTGGTACGATCGCTTATTACGAAAGCCTTATTAAACTACAACGCCAAGAGCAGGAAAATAATGTAACAAGTAATGCGGAATGGTTAAAAAAGCAGGCTATAATAGATGACTATCAAAAGAAAATTGATGAGATAACTAAGAAACAACAAATTAAATTACCTCGACCAGAATTGCCTGATGCATCTAGTTTTGATGGTATTGTTCCTTTGTTTTCTTTAGAAGATTTAAAGGATCAGTTGTCTTATTTTGAAAAATTAAGAGAACAGTTCTCTACAACTGCTGAAGAATACCAAAATCTTACTAACCAGATAAATAACACAAAGATCAAAATCGATGCTATCGAAGGGGCTGAAGATTTAGATACCAAAATAACGAAGCTGACTGATGCTCAGAAAAGGATGGCTGAAATAGCAACTTTAACTGGGCAAAGTGTAAGCGATGCATTTGCTGGAATGGCTAATAACTTGGTTGAATCTTTAGGATTGGCTCAAAGCGGTTTTGGCGGTTTTGTTGGCGGAATGATTCAGACGGTGACAAAATTGATTGCAATGATGTTGGCTTCTGCTATTTCTCAGTCAATTGCTGGAGCTACAGCTTCGGGAACGGCTACAGGTCCGTTTGCTGTTGTTACAACTCCAGCGTTTATAGCTACAGCTGTTGGTGGTGTTTTAGCGGCATTTGCTGCAATTCCAAAATTTGCTACTGGTGGAATTGTTGGCGGTTCTTCATATTATGGAGATAAGATAATGACTAGGCTAAATAGTGGTGAGCTAGTGGCTAATCAAGATCAGCAGAGAACATTATGGGGTATGATTTCGAATACTGGTAAAATGGTAAATGTTGTTTTGGGTGGCGGTTTTGTTGTTGAAGGAGATAAACTAAGGCTTGTTCTTGATAGAACAGACAGCCGTAATTCTAGAATTGGATAATGAGTTATTATATTGACATAATCGACACAACATCACCTGAGGATAAACTTGTAATTGAGCAGGCTTCCGCGTCAGGAATTATTTTACAATGGTCGGGAGGTGATTCAAAGGACGGTTCTGATATTGTTGGAAGTAATATCAGAATCAATATGCTTTCGCGAACAGATAAGGATGGTGCTTTTATAAATTTTTACACAGGTGATGAACGACGTTTTTTGGTTCAGATTAAAAGCTATTCAGATGATTCTATTATTTGGCAAGGATATTTACTTCCTGATCAATATAGTGAGCCTTATAAATCGGTAAACTTCTTTGTTGATTTTACAGCAACATGTGGTTTAGGAAGGTTGAAAGCAAAGTATTTGCCGTCTGCTTTTTATGATCAGGAAAAATCAGTTATCGAAATTCTGTGCGAATGTTTGAAGCTTACAGGTTTGAATCTTCCATTGTATTTTTCGCCAGCAATTTTAAATCGCGTTAATAAAGATTGGAATACAATTTACATGGATACTGAAAGATTTGTTGAAGGTTCAAAAAACAAAGATGCGTATTCGATTTTGCAGATGATTCTGCAAGATACATTGTGTGTTTGTTTTCAATGCGATAATCGATGGTATGTAGATGGATTTAATAAAAGAAATGTCAGAAAGGTTGATTATGCGGTTTATGATATTTCTACAGCAGTTTTGACTGGAAATGTTGAGTATAATAGGCTTCTAAAAAATATTACTGCTTTAGGTTTGCCTATAGTTAATATTATTTCGCCATATAATGAAGTAAGGGTTTTGCATAAGAAAACACAGCCAAGCCTGCCTAAGTCATTGAGTAAAGAAGTTAATGACGGCTGGTCGGTTGTGACTGGTGTTGTTGGGGAGATTCATTCTACAGACTGGATGGGTAACGGCGGTTTATTTGCGAAATGCGTAAAACCTGATTATTATGTAACGGTTTATAATAAATCTGTTGTTTACGGCGGAGGTAATATAGACTATCCTCAGGACGATACGCAATGGATTTCTTTAAAAGAAAAAGTTTATGTGTCAAAAGGGCAAAAATTAAATATTTCATTTGATTTTTCAATTAAAAGACCTGGAGATACGATGGATAATCCTTCAAATATGAATTTATGGAAGAATCCATTTAAATACATCATTACTTTTAATAACACTCCAATTTATTCAAATTTTCCTTTCGGATTTTTTACTCCTGGCTCTGAAGTGACCAAAGATGAAAATGTAATCTTTGATATGTCTGGAACGGCAAAGCTTGAGCTTGAGCATATTTTTACGGCTGAAGGATTGGTAGATATTAAAATATATGGTCCTCCAGGAGCGACAAATACAAACCGTATTCAAGGAATTGAAATTCGTAAAGCAGAAATTGAAATAATTGGTTTTGTAGAGGATGAGATTATAACTGATGTTATAAACGGTGAATTTTCTATTGATAAAGAAGTTGAATTAAATTTTGCTGATGATAAATCAGGTTTTTCTAAAGGTTTTAGGCTTGCAAAACTAAAAAATGAGACGACTTTTTTTAATGAAATAGAAGTTCCTATTCTGTACGGTTTTACTGTTGAAGGTAAAAATTACAGCGTTGTTCAGCTTATAGGCGCTAACCTAATATCAGAAAATAAATTCACAACTTACAGATCAGGTTCGCTGATTGAGGTTTTGGATGTGATTTATAATTATAATGATGGCGAACAGATGGTTGTAGAAACTGCTGTTCCTTTTACAAGCGGCAGTTTTTTTGTAAAGAAATATGCGGTTGATGATGTTATTTCGTCTAGAGACCATTGGACTCAATGGACAGATTCAGTTTATAAAATAGAAAATACTTCATATGCTAAAACAGTTGCCAATATCTACAGACGAATGTTTAACGAGCCTGTTGAAAGAATCGATTTCGAAGTTAAAAACGCTATAAAATTCAATGACATTATTCTGTTTAAATATGTCTATCAGAAAGATTTTTATGTCTTAAATGCGACTTGGAATTTAGACGCAAATCAGTCTACAATAACCGTTGCAAGATCGAATTATAAAGATAATGGAACTGATCCTGGTGACAAAAATATCCCGCCAATTGTAATAGCGGGCAATGATATTTATATTTCTAACTCCGCGAAAGAAGCAACTCTTTTGGCTACTGCCTTTGATCCTGATGGTTTTATAATGTCGCAGCAATGGACTAAAATAACTGGCGGTTTTGGTGATATAGTAGTTTCTCCAAATACATTAGAAACGCAGCTAAAAAACCTAACGGAAGATTTTTATACATATCAAATTCAGGTTACCGATAATAACGGTGCAACGGCTACAGATACTGTAAATGTGATTCGTGAAAAGACCTATGTAATAAGTCTTGAAATGGTTGAAGAGGTTATAGAAGAAGGTGCATTTAATCCTTCTATTTACAGAAGCTACAAGCTTGTTTTGACGCCTGAGCTTTTAACTGGTATAACAATGAATCTCAACGGTGCTTTTAGGTTTATTGTGGGTATAAGCGGTACGTTCGGTGTTTCGGGTGAAGCGAGTTATCAGATAGTTAAAAACGGCGCTGTAATAGAAAATGGATTTCGTCAAGTAAGCTCTTTTGATGTCGTTGATTTGAATATGAATTATATAGCTGGCGATGTAATTTATTTTAACCTTTTTGTTGGTGCTACTGCTGGCGATCCTGGTTCGGGTGACAGCGCTACAGTTGGTATTGCTTTAAATTTAAATTCAGCAGCTCTTTTGGGCGGTGCTGGAACAATAAGCGGCTTGCCAATTGAGAAAAGCCAATCAGTAAGCGTAATCTCATAGTTATGAAAGATATACAAAGAATAGGAGTTGGAAACAGTAAGTATACTCCCATTGATGAAGGTAATATAACAGTAGAACCTGGAATATTCACTTTTGATAGTACGACAGTAACTTTTGACAGTATGGTTGATACGTTTGATTTTGACATTATTGTGTTACCGCCTGTTGTTAAAAGAGATTATTTAATTATAGATTATTTAGAACCTGATTATAAATAAAGTTATGGAAGATATTACATCAACCGAAGTAAGGGAATTTATAGCGTTAAAGCTACCTGATGCGTCTGAGATTCCAGCAGTAGATCACCGCGCTGTCGAGAATAAGATAATGGATTATGTAGAACAGGAATTTGCAAAAGTTACGAAGTCGAAAGTTTTGTATTTAGATGTTTTTACTACCGATAGGAATTATTCTGTTGTTACTGGTCTTTCTGTTGGGTCTGTAATCGACGGGGTAATTGCTATGCTGGAGTGTAAAATTTCGAATAATAGTTTTGGCGTAGGAGAAACGGTAACTGCTCCAACTCCTTATCCTTTAGATGGTGGTAGAACAGCTGCGCAGGGGATAGGAGTGCAATTTAATAAGCTGGATTCGTCTAGTGTTAAGATTATGGTAAATGATCAGGTTACAATAATGACCGCTTATAATGGAGCTGTAAACGCGAATGCTAATAATGTTATTCTTTCAGGAGGGGCGACTGGTAATTGGAAAATAAAAATAATTGTGATTTATAAATAATTAAGAGATGGGCTTGAACTATATAAATAAAGGATCGGCGGCAAATGATAAAACTGGAACACCAGCAAGGCAGGCAGCTGATATTATCAACGGCAACTTTGATTATTTGGATAATAGAATTGTTTCTCTTGAGAATCCTGATGGTGTTTTGAAAAGTGGAGAAATTGATACAGATGTTCTTAATGTTGATGTTGCGGCAGATGCTTTTGAGTGGCAAATTGATCAGGTGAAATTTTTAGATAATCCAGCTTTTCACGCTGTTTTAGATGCGGCAACTGATGGCTATTACCGAAAAGATGTTTTGTTAGGTGATAATACTGGAGGCTATAATATTTTTAAAGGAGACGAAGATCCGACCTCGGCAACCGAACCAAGTTTGTTTCCTGTAGGAACTATTAAGCTAGGTGTAATTGACGTTTATGGTGCGGTTATTACAGGTTCGATTCCTGTAGATGTAGGCGGTAAAGAAGATAAGGCAAACAAAAATCAGCCAAACGGTTATGCTGGTTTAGATTCGAGTGGACGTGTGCTTTCAAGTTTGTTGCCGAGTTATGTAGATGATGTTTTAGAAGGTTATTTGCAATCAAATGTTTTTTATTTGGAGAGTGGTCATACGACTGTTATTCCAGCTGAAACTGGAAAAGTATATGTTGATCTTACTGCGGGGCAAAAGAATAAACAGTATCGTTATTCAGGATCGACATATATTCAAATTACTAACGGTTTGATTGCTTCTACTGATGATGTTGCTGAAGGTGCTATAAATAAGTATTCGACATTAGCTTTGGTGATGTCTTATGTACTTACTGGAATTTCGTTTGCTACAGGAACTGCGATAACGGCTGGAGATTCAATTTTGTCTGCATTTGGTAAACTCCAAAAGCAGATTAGCGATATTATAACTTCAAAACAGGATGTTTTAGTCTCTGGAACTAATATAAAAACTGTAAACAGAAAAAGTATTTTAGGATCTGGAAATTTAGTTTTAAACAATGCTTTTAGTCTTAAGTTTTTTAGAAATTATTTCACGTCTATATCTGGGTTTACAGCTGTAGGAACAACGCCTGCATATTCAGACGGAAAAATGGTTTTTACTGCTGGAGCTTCCAATTTTACAAAGTATCTGACGATTGATGGCTTAAAGAATACTGATGAAAATATTGATATTGAAGTTGTTTTTAAAGTGGGTACGGTAAATGCTGGTAGTAATGGGATAGCTATAGGTAAAAGATCATTTAATTCTTGGTATGATGCATCTTTAGCTTGTCATTATAATCCTGTCCAGTCAACTGCTTATATTTGGGATCCTACAACATCGACTCAGATATCTAACAAAGCTGTCCCGACTGTTGCTGTTAATGATATTGTTAGATTAAAATATACTCAAATTGCTAATAATATAGTTTTTACGTATTACAATATCACGCAAGGAGTTGCTGGACAAATAACAGTTATTGGTAATTTAGGAACTACTAAAAATTTTAAAATTCCTAATTCATCTGATATCTGTATTTGGAATTTGGGAGGCACGCAAAATATTATTTCTGTAAAAGTCACTTCTTTATCAAATTTAAATCCAAATGTTGTTTGTATTGGGGACAGTAAAACAGTGGGATACTCAGCAGGAAACAATTCTTTAAGATGGTCTTCTAATATACAATCTTTAGGGACTGTAATAGTTGCTGGAGGTGATGGAGATAGAACTGTTGAAACCAATCAGACTATTGATTATACAAAATTAATAAATGCTAAATATGCTATTCTTTGCATAGGAAGAAATGACCTTGGAAGCAGCGTTTCTTCTGCAACTTGGCAAGCAAATTATTCTAACATAGTTTCACAACTTCAGGTGGCAGGAACAACTGTAATACACCTATTGCCTATACCTGAAATTACTGTATCTGACCAGAGTGTATTGAAAAATTGGATTATTACTACTTACGGATCAGGAAATTGTATTGATCCATCAGTTGGTTGGAGCAATGCGACAATGCTTTCTTCTGACAATGTGCATCCTAATGAAGTTGGCCATGCATTTATAGCCAATACAATTATTAATAGCGGTTTAATCGCTCAAATATCTGAAAATGTATTCCCAAAAATAAATGAAACAGATCAATTGATTGTAGCTGCAAATACAACTAATTATATTCCATATTCAAATGGAAGCGGATTTTCTGATTCAGATATGTATAGAGTAGCTTCGGGAAGATACGCGCAGGGTACTACATCGCCTTTTAATTACGGAGCAGGATTTCAATCTTTCGAAGTAAGAGGAACGTCTTTTGGTTTAATATCTGTTGGTAAAATTGGAAATACAAATACGCATTATTTTTCAAGCAAAGGAGATTTTGGATATTTTGGTTCTAATGTAAACGGCGTTTTAAATAATTCGTTGCAGATAAATCCAGACGGAAGCATTGCGCTGAATAAAGACGGAGCTACATCTGCAACAATTCCTTCTGCTAGATTAGAAATTGTTTCTACAACTCAAGGTTTTTTGCCTCCCAGAATGACAAACGCACAGCGATTGGCAATTGTATCTCCAGCTGTAGGATTAATTGTTTATTGTACAGATACCACAGAAGGATTATATATTTATAAATCTACAGGATGGACTTTTGTAATCTAAAAATAAAAAAAAACTATATGCAAAACTCTACTTGACAATTGAAAAATGAGTGTGTAATAAATTAATAATCTCAACTATGAAAAAAATGGAACATAGTTTTTACGAAATGCTTTCCAAATTTGGGAATGAATTAAAAGGAGTGTTATATGGGGCTTTTATTTTTTTAAATATAAGTGTTGATGTAGTAAAAATTCTTTTGATTTTAATGTTTATAGATACCTTTTTCGGGGTGGTAAAATCTTTAAAGCTGAACATAAGTATATCTTTTAAAAGGCTTCTTTTAGGATTAGTTTCTAAGGCTGTGTGTCTTTTGATTCCTGTAGTATTGGCATTAGCTGCAAAAGGTTTGGGTTATAACATGAAAGTATTGCCAGATACGATTATAAAAATATTGGTTGTTGCAGAGGTGTTCTCAATTGTAACATCTTTTTATGTGATTCGCACAGGTAAAGAGCCTAAAGATGTAGATATAATCACGATGCTTCTTACTTCAATACGGAAAGGTTTGATGAGCGTGGTTTCTTCGTTTCTTAAAAAAGTAGAAGATCCGCTAGAGGTGGAAAATAAAGAATCTAAAAATCCTGTATTATGATTTCACAAGCTAGATTAAAAGAAAAATACGGTATTCCCAACAAAACGGGAGCTGGTTACCTGGTAACAATAGATTTGCCTTATCCAATGTTTTTGAATTGGGCTACTTCAACTTATGTGACAAAAATGAGCTGTCACAAATTGGTAGCGGAAAAGTTTAAAGCAATCTTTAAAGAAATCTTGGAAGTTTACGGATTGGATGAAATTAAAAGGCTTCAGATTGATGATTTCGGCGGTTGTTTTAATTATCGTTTAATGAGAGGCGGTAAAGAGCTTTCTGTTCATTCCTGGGGATTGGCTATTGATTTAGACCCTGATAGAAATATGCTGCATGAAACTTCAAAAACAGCAAGATTTGCGCGGCCTGAATATAAAAAGATGATTGATATTTTTTATAAACATGGTTTTGAAAGTTTAGGACGTGAAAAAAATTACGATTGGATGCATTTTCAAGTAAAAGATTAAATTATGGTAGTAAGTTCAGTTATAAAAAATATTGGAATTGGTTTGATTCTCTTTTTAGCTCTAGCTTTTGTGTGGGTTTGGAAAGATAAGGAATATTATAAAATGGAAAGTGAGCGTCAAAATGAAAATGTCAGCTGGCAGATAAAATACGATAGTTTGAGATTTTCTAATCAGGTGCTGTCTCAAGATGAAATTAAAGATCATATCGTTTACAATAATCCTGAGCTAAAGAAAAAGCTTGATGCTGCCAATATTAAAATGAGCAGGATTGAAAGCTTGGTTTCGCAAACTTTAAAGTATCGTGATACGTTAAAAAGGGAAACTGATGTTTCGGGATTGGTTGAAGCGATAAAAAATAGTGTTCCAAAATCGCAGTCCTGGAGCGATTCAACCCATTGTATTAAGGTAAACGGATCTGTTTCTTATGATGGTGAAAAGCTGAAGGTTGTTGTGTCTGATCGACAGTTTGAAAATAAAACTGATGCAGTTGCTTATTGGGAGCGCAAGAAATGGAATTTTTTAGGCATTAAAACTCGGTTTCTAGGCAAAAAAGTTTTTACAGCAAAAGTTTTTGATGAGTGCGGTGAAAGTAGGATGATGAAAATTGAGAAAAAGAAATAGTTTATTTATTTGGTTGGTTAGTTGGGAAAGCGGTTCAGAAATGGATCGCTTTTTTTATTTATATTTGATTAGCTAAATATAAAAAAATGGAAGAAACAAAAGAAGTTTTGATATTGCTTGAACATCCTTTGGATTTGAGAGAGTATAAGAGTCCTGAAAGTTTTAAGATTCAACTACTTGAAAAAATTAAAGACGTTTTAAATAGTACTGATGTGCATGATTGGTTTGTTTGTGAGTCTGAAAATTATCAGAAGACCGTTCTTAGGGTCAATAATCCGCAAAGCGATCGATAATGATCGCTTTTTTTTGTTATGATTTAGAACATTAAAATGTTACAATCTGTAATAATTTTGTAGAATTAAATTTTGTTATTATGGATAGTAGAGTGAAGAAACAAGTTGAAGAACATATTTTAAGTGCTTCGGGTTTAGGCGAAAAGAGTGTAGGGTATAAAGCAATTCAGCATTTGTTTAGTATTGATGAATTGGAATTGGCTTTTAGGTATGAATTGCTTTTGGATATTAGAAGAGGTTGTACTTTATTAGGGTTAAAGATTGGGCTTTCTAGGGATAAAATATATATTAACGAAGATATTGTTAGAGATTATTATGAAAATAAAATGGGTTTAAAATATCCTGAACAGAAACCAGAGCTTACGCATTATGAAAGAGTTAAGCTTACTATTGAAAAGGAGAATGAAGGTTAA